TCAGGTTAATTATCCTGCAACTGGTACTGGTACTGGAGTTGATACTGCTAATCCTAAGTGTCAGAATGAGACTTCTGCTATCACTACATTAGTTACTATTTTAACTAATGCTATCAGCATACATTCAACACTTAAGGATGTTGCACGTACTCAGTCAACTTATAAGTGTACAACTGTAGAGTCTGCAATTAGTACTCTTTCTACAATAGTACAGAATGCTATTACAACTCCTGAGAGTCTTGAGGGTATATACAGGACAGTTTCTTCTTCTACTTATGATCCAGCAACAGGACTTATGGTTCTAACTGTTGGTCCTCATAGTAGTAAGGTTGGTGATAAGGTTCATATTAAGGATGGATCATTAGTATTCACATGTGCTAAGGATAGTAATTCTACAGAACATGCTTATCCAAGAACAACTGATCCAGTATCTAAGAATGATCCATCAATTACTGCTATAACTGCAACAACAATTACAGTTAATGTTGGTATTTCTACAGACACAAGTGCTCATACATTTGTAAGAGCAACCAGTCAAGTACAGATTGGTGGTGTAGGAAGAACACTATCATCTGGTGGTAGGTGTGATAATGTTAGAGATACAATTGATAGTCTCTTTAAGATTGTTACTGATACTATCTCAGTACCTGCATCTCTAAATGCTGTAACAAGAAATATATCTAATGGTCCTTGTCAGAATGTTGCATCTGCAATTACAACTCTATTCAAGTTGATTACAGATACAATTGAAACACAAGGTAACTTAAGTTCTATTGAGAGAAATGTTTCTCCAACAGGACTATCAACAGGTAATGCTGTTAATGCTACTGCTAATACAACTAATAGTTACGTATACTTTACATTACCTGCTGGACGTTATACATCTGCATATACTCCAAATGTTGATGATACTATAACTCAGGATACAGGATATCCTCAGTGTAACACAGTTTCTGATACTGTACGTCAGTACTTTGCTAACATTACAACAATTATTCAGACAGGTGTAGGAACTGTTACTAGAACTCAACCTTCTAGTGCTTCTTCTAATCTTTCTGCTAGGGCAACTATCTGGGGATTGAAAGACTGGACACCAGGACCAACATCTGGTTCTAATCCTCACCAGTTAGAGACTGGAACAGCAGTAAGATTGGTTCCACGTCCACGTTATAATACAACAACTAACCAGTATGTTGAAGTTGATAAGCGTAATGTAAGACTACCTAATGGATTTGATACTAATACTAAGTATTACGTAATTGCTCCAGGCAGAATCACAAAACCAGAAAATTATTCTGGCACAACAACCTTCAATGGAAGTGATCAAACTAAGTTGATGCTTGCAAGTAGTAAGGATAATGCTGCTGCTGGTATATACATTCACTCTGCTGAAGTAGAGGCAATTCATCCAGACGTTGAGATTGATATCTATCAGTTTGTTCTTGATGACAAGTATGATCTACATAAGTATTCGTGTGTGATTTCAACTACTATTAGTGGTGGTATTGTTACAGATATTCCACATATCTTTGATGTTCCTAATGCTTCTGTTACAGCACATAAGGTATTCTTTAGAAAGAATGAAGGTGGTAATTTACCAGTTGTAGGTGGATCTTCTGCTAGTGATCCTGATGTTGTTGACAGTAATAGCAGACTTAGAGGAGATAAGTTCTTCTATGCTAAGTATAATACTGCTAAAGTAATTACTATACACAAGACACATGCTGATGCAATAGCAGGAACTAATCCAATTATATTTGTTCCATTAAATACTGGAACTTATAACTTCTCTGTATTTGCAGATAAGCGTGAGTCACCTATGCGTTATGATCCAACATACGCTGGTAATGTTGGAACTACTGTTAAAGGTAAGTGGTATTTAAATGTCAAGAATGAATCTTCAAATGCTCAGAGTATTCTAGGAAGATTCCATGATCCTGAATATAATGATGCATCTGGTAATAATAAGACAAATGATTCATGGTTTGAAAGGATTGATGATTCTAAGAGGGTAGCAAATGATCGTATATATCGTTTACGTTATGTTATTCCTAAGTATCTGAAATCTGTTCGTGATCCTTTGAATGGATTTAGCATCAAGACAAGGAAGGATGAGACAAGAAAACTTCTTCCACAGAAACTTAAGTTAAAGCCAGTAACAGGTAATGTAACTAAGGCGAAGTTCTATAACACAACAGATAGTGGTAACGCTAATGAGATCATTGGATACACTGATGCTGAGTTTACTGCTAATAGTATTGTTAAGACAAATGCTTCTGGTGAAGATATATTCTATGATCCATACAAGAAGGATACTAAGGGAACCAAGAATTATCTAAGAACTATTGAGACATCAAACTATGTTTCAATGTCTGTTCAGTCTGGTAGATACTATACTGAAGGTAGTGATGAGTTCTTAGAACTTACTGTATTTGATCATGGTATCACAAATACTGGACTTAAGAATGAGACATTTACAACAGTTAAGGTAACTGCACCTCAAGGTGGTAGTTTCACTGTTAATAAGACAGCATCTGCTAGTGCTAATGCTGTAACATGGGCTGGTAATTCATCTGGTTCTGGTTATCTTCATGCTGCATTGAATGTTCCTGGTACTTCTACATGGCACTTAATTCTTAAGGGTGTTAGTGGTGATATTAAGTATTCTTCTACTGATAATATTAGATTTACTCAAGGTTCTGTATTTGCAGATCTATTAGATTATCCTGATGGTGGTAAGTCTCTTGTACTTAAGGATCTTATTAAAGAAGGAAAACCAGAATTCTATTACAGACAGAATGGTGCTAAGGTTTATACTATCACACCTGGTGATATTATTACTGACGCTGCTAATATTCAATTCTATGTTGAATCTGTAGAGGATGTTGGTGAAATTGATGATACATTCTATGTCTATGATGTTCAGGAGATACAAAGACGTATCTTTGATCAGCAAGATGGTATCTTCTATCTAACTGCTATTCGTGGTAATATTTCACCATATCCAACAGGTGCTGGTAACCAGAAGAACTTCCATAACTTTAAGTTCTCTCAGCCAATCAGTAAGTTATATCCATTAGATTATAAGAATGATCCTGTATGGTTCAAACAAATTGATCCTAATGCAAATGATCCTGGTCAAACATACTCTGCTGCTGATAACTATGTTCATGGTTTAGTATCTGTTAACGACTTTAAGGGTTCAACTACTAAAGAATCTGTAATTGATTTCCTTGCTACTGAAGCACTTAAGAATAATAATTACACAGGTACTAATGTTCTTAAGGCACAGTCAGGTAATGCTTCTGCTGGATCTGAAGATCGTAAGATTCCTATCGCTGGTGATAGCACAGTTGTTGTAGATCAACGTATGTACGTTGAGTTACGAAGACCTTCTATCGCAAGAGCAGGTAACCACACGTTTGAATACCTTGGTTTTGGTCCAGGTAACTACTCAACTGGTTTCCCTGCAAGACAGGAAGTTCTATTGAGTGCAACTCAAGACTTCTACTCACAGTCTAAGAAGCAAGATGGTGGTTTAGTATTCTACACTGGTCTTAACTCAAATGGTGACTTATACATCGGTAACCGTAAGATTGATGCTATAACTGGTGAGGAAGTATTCCTAGAGTCTGCAAAACTTGATTCATCTGCTGACGATGATGATGAAGTAGGAAATCTAGTTACTACATTTGATACTCCTGTTACATTCAATGAGTATATTACAGTCAATGGTGGTGAAAATAATGATAAGACAAGTACATTTAATTCACCTGTAACTATTAATGTTAACTCTGGTGTTAGAGATTTAACTATTGGTCAACCTAATATTGGTGTTCTATCTGCGTTGAAGGTTATTTCTAATACATCTTCAACTAAAGATGATGGACTTCTTGATAGAACAGGAATGACAAAGAATCGCTCTACCAACGGTGATATTATTATTGCTGGTAACAGAGTAACAGCTGGTGTATTCCAGTTTAATCAACGTGGTTCAGATGGTTCTGGTCAAGGATATAAGATTCAAACACATGCTGTAGCATCTGTAGCATCTAATATTACTCCTGATCAAGATGCTACTTATGATGCATCACAGGTTGTTGCTTATGGTGCTGCTGGAGCACCTACAACTGGAGATATTCTTCTTAAAGGTGAGTCAGTAGGATCAAGTGGTTCACTTGGTTGGATTTTCTCTAATGCTTTTACAGGAATTACAGGTCAGATTCTGAAGTTTACATTTGCTGGAACCAGAACTATAACTATTGTTTGGAAATCTGGTATTACTAATACAAATGTAATATCTGGTGGTTTAGTTGCTGGACAGGAAATTAAGTTATCTGGATTTAGTGAGCCTAAACTTAATGGAACATGGATAATTAACGCTGGATTTACTGCTGGTGGTAATTCATGTACATTTAGTATTGGTGCTAACGATACTATTAGTTCTGGTGAGTTGGTATTTAATAATACTAATACACCAAATGCTGTAGTAAAACTTGCTAATGCTTCTTGGAAGGAAGTTGGTGTACTTGGTGCTCAGACAATTAGAACTGATACACAGAAAATTGGTGAGTACAAGTTAGGTGTTAACACTGTTGCTCGTGCTGCACATGATGACTATGCAAGTGCATTTGTATCTGCTGCAACTGATCCTCGTGCTAACTTAGATGTTGTTGGTACTGCATGGATTAGTGGTAAGACTATTGAGAACTTTGCTGCTCATGCAACATTGGCAGCAAGAACTCTAACTGCTCAAGATCATGCATTCATGGTTGGTGGTGATAGTGCATCTCCTGGAACCGCAGCAACATTTAGAGTTTCTACTACAAATAATGGTAGGGTTGGTATTAACACAACTCTAGCAGAAATGCAGAGTGCATTTACAACCAAGGGAACTTCTGAGTTCACTGATACTGCTACATTCCAAAATGATATAGCAGTTAATGGTGGTGGTCCTGGTAGTGCTAATAATGCTGACATTACAACTACTATTACTGATGGAACAGCAACACTGTTCAATGATAATACATTCTTCGGTTTAACATCTGGAACAAGACCAACTCAAGGTCTATTGATTGGTGGATCTGTAAGAAACATTGAACTTGGTAACGTAACAACTTCATCACAGAATATCAAGATTGGTAATACAAGTACTGATAGTGAAATTACTATCGGTGATAGTGTAGATGGTTCTAATACTAATAAGTCTAAGATTACTATTGGTGGTGCATTTGCAAGCACTGAGTCTGACTCCTTTGTACAGATAGATGCTAAGGCACTTAAGACTGCTGGTGATGTAATACTTGGTATTAGAAGAGGATTAACTGATACTACTAAGTTTGAGTCTCCTTCAGGAATTGTTGAGTTCTTATCTGGTAATAGTGCAACAAGCACAGTTGATTTTGCTACCAATGCTTCTACATTAAGAATCGCTGGTCAGGGTGGTACTACTACAATTAGAAACAACCTAGTTGTTGATGCTACATCAAGGTTTAATGCTGATGTAACATTATGTGGTGGTAATGCTTCTTACTCCTTCGTTGGACGTAGAGCACAAGCTGGTTCTACAATTCAGAGTCATACAAGTGGTGTTCTTGGTAACAATCTCTTTGATAGTAATGTAGATTTGATTACTGTCTTAGTTTCTTCTGCTAATACAGGTGAACTTAATAAGATTGATACCGCTGGTTCTGGTGATTGGGGTGGAACTGCATATCAACAAACTCCTTCTGGACAGAGTGCTGCTACATTCCCAACATTAACTGGTGATAAGTACTACTTACCTCTTAAGAGAACTCCTTACGATGTTAATGGTACTCAATATTATAATGAGAATGACATTCTACTTATTGATACAGTTGAACAAGGAACTGAGTATGCTGAATTTGTTAAGATTACACGTCTTCCACAGATTAATAGCACACCGTACTATGTTGAGGTACAGAGACAACCATTTGGAACTCTATCAACAATAAGTACAGAGCATCCTGATACAACAAACATTTATAAGTGTATTGTTCAGTATGATGCTACATGGACTACTAGTGCTATTGATGGTGCTGGAACAGAAGATAATGTTTACTTATCTCAGTTTGGTGGAGTACTAACAGGTTCAGATAGTCGTGCTACAGGACAACCTGGTGACTACGTAATTATTTCTCGTCCTTCTAATGGTAGTGATGGTGAGATATTTGAACTTAAGACTACATTATCACAGGTTGCTAAGAAGTTATCAGTTAAGAATGGTTGTGATACATCCAATCCAATAACTGTATTTGAAGTTAACTCCGTAACAGGTGAAATAACAATTAATGGTGATCAGTATTATACTGGAGCACTTACTTTAAATGGTAGTTGTTCAACACCATATATTAATGCAACTACCAATAAGAAGTTAACTATAACAAATGGTGGTGGTACTAAGACCTTTGAGGTTGACACTTGTACAGGTGACACAAAGATTGGTAATACACATGGACATCACTTCTGTGTTTCTGAATCTTTCGGTACATCACCTGCTGCATATACAACTTCTGATGTAGTTCATGTTTATAAGCATGATCCACAGTCAAATAATACAACTCTTCCTTCAAGACCATTTACAGTAATTGCAGCTGCAGTCGTACCAGCAACTACTAACATTCAAATTCAAGCGAATTATGATGCATTTAGTATTGGTGATTTAGTAGCAATTTACAATAGTGGTCAGATGGAGATCATTCAAGTTACTGCTGCACCATATGTAACTGGAACAGATCAGTTCTTACCAACATCATCTAATGCCACATATCCTAACGGTGGTAGAGGTGTAGAAGGAACCACCGCAATAAATGCTGCTGTTGGTTTGAGTGTTGTTAAGTTGAAGAAACTTGGAACTACAACACTATTAGAAGATTTACCTGGTACTCGTGCAGGAAGAGCACCTACAACTGGTAAGACCTTTAAGGCAAGAACTCCTAACACTAGTGATACAAGACTTGAAATTGGATTAGTTAATGCTGATCTAATTCAACCAAAACTTGATTATATTCAGTTTATTAGAATAGGATCTGAGTTCTTTGAGACTGATAGTATTGATGGAAGTCTTGATGTATCATATGCAAGTAAGTTGCCTAAGAGTTATAGGGTTCCAAATACTTTAGCAACAACACCTATTCCTTTATATGGTGGTGGTAAGACAATTATTGAGGATGATCTTACTATTAATAATGGTTGCTTCAGAATGTATGGTTCTGATGGTATAACATTAGTTGCATCTATTGCAAATGATGCTGGACATGCTGGTGACGGATCAATTGAAGATGAAAAAGAAAATACAAATGGTTTAACACTTAAGGGACCAGGTAATTTCTACGGTGATCTTAAGATCTTCTACGAATCATGTCAGGGAACAGGAGTCTGTAATGCTACAGAATCTATCAAGATGACTTCTGCTGAAGGTAGTATATTCTTGGGTGAGAAATATTATCAGAAGGGTAAGGTTCTTGAAATAGAATCTGCATCTGAGAAGATGTTCCATGTTGATAATCTTGGATCTGCTGGTTCTGGTGGTACTGTTGGTCCTAAGGACTTCACAATCTATCATAACAATGCTATTGATTCATTTGGTATTGAAAAATACTGGACAGCAAATGGTGGTAGAAGACATACATATGTTGCATTTGATACTACAACTGGTATAGGTCAGCAAGAGTCCAACCCATTACAGGTTAATAACAATTACCTAATCAATGCTACATCTGGAAGCAACATGGTTTTATACTTACCAGACAACGCACAAACTGGTGATATGATTAGATTTACTGAACTTAGTGGTAATCTAACATATAATACAAGTCTTATTATTAGAGCACTTAAGGTTAATGCAGTTGCTACATCAATTCAAGGTGATTCAACTGGTTCTAAACTTGATGCGGGTTCTGGTCAGACAAGAACGCAAGCGTGGGATTCTGGTGAATTGGTTATTCAGACACGTAACTGTGCATTTGGATTAGTTTTTGTTGGTACATATGATATAGAAGGATCTACATCACAACAAACAATACCACCTTCATTAAGAGGTTGGTGGCTCATGGAGTTATAATAGATGGCACAACACTACGATTCAATTAAAACGATGAGAGCTGCCAAGATTGGCACAATCATGCCTTGGGGTGGAGATGGAGGAACAGGATTCTTAGATTCTAATATTCCTAAAGGATGGATTGTTTGTAAGGGTGATACAGAAAATGCTTCTGATTATCCATTGTTAGCATCAATGATTGGTGATACTTATGGTGGTGATATGACTGATGCTAGTGGAAATCATTATGAATTTCCCTATATTGGTACAGCAGCAACATTTAGATTACCACAATTATCTAATAGTTGCTTGATGGATCTTGAACCTGCTAATTTACAAGATGTTAAGTATCAACGTAATCAATCTGATGCAAATACTGTTGTTGGAAGTTTAGTTGCTGACTATGGTGAAACAAATCCAGTTTCAACTACTCATCAAGCAACAGCAGATATTGATTTTACTTTAAATCTTGCTGGTAATTTATATTTTAAATTTACTGGATTTACATTATCTTCTCCTGATTTTTTAGAAACAGTATACGTACTCAATCGTAAATTAGGTATTAATCATACACCAGCACATAGTCATTCTGATACCATCAATACTGTTAATCCAAATGCTACTGGAGCTAGTGCATTTCATACGGATCTTGGAATAGCAATGAGTGGTAGTTCTCAGACTTCTGTTTGTAGTCAAACAAGAGGTCCAAATACTTGTGCAAATGCATCTGCACAACCAGTATCTTGGCAGAATGGTGCTGCCAACATAACATTTTATGGTGATGATCAACATGAATGGACTTTACCACGTTGTGAAAATTTTATGGAATTTGTGAATGAGACTGGTAAAAACTATTGGAATACTGTTCCAGCTGGTGCAACCAATTGGAGAGGAACTGATAGAGGATCAGGTCAAGGTGCTACTTCATATAATAGAAATATATTTGGCCAAGGTAACACTTCCCAAATTAATAATTCAGCTCCAGTATCTACTCATGCAACTCCAGCACATATAGGTATGTTTCCTAGACCTATGGAAAGAAGGTCTAGACCAAATTTCTTTGGATATGATGGAACTGCAAGATCAGCTGATGCTATGGCAGATGATCCAGAACATGTAAATGCAAAGTTTGAAGTTGCTAGTGTTGCTATTCCTGCAGCTACAAGAGAGATAATATTACCAGCAGGAACTAATATTGGTAGAACTTATGGTACTGCACCAAATACATGGGTGCAGCATGATAAGATTACTCCAACTATGTTTGTTACAATAAAGGATCCTGCAAAGAAATTTACTTATTGGACATTGACTGGAGGATCATTTGTTGAAAAAGTTGAATATGATCAAGCATCAGATAGGTATACAATTACAGTAAGAGATCAGTTAGGTACTACTACAGGAACAGAGACTTTAGTATTCAGACATGGTTCATGGCCAATGTCACTGAATCAAGGTAAGGAAAATAAAGATCCAACAAATTCTGCATTTAGAGCACATAATCATGGTAGCTTTGAGATTGCTCAAGGTATAGGTTCAATGACTGGACCACCCTCACATACTGCTGACAATGCAGATGGTGCTTCGTTACAAGCGGATAGTCTTGAAAATGCTCTAAATATATCATGTGATACTTCTCAACCTAATTGCACTCTCACGTTCATAATTAAGGCATTCTAATGACAGTATTGTATTCAAAAGAAAGAGCAAAGTATGGTAATTTATCTGGTCAGATAATATCATGGCCAGTTGATTATAGTGGTCTTCCAGATGATGCGACAAATAAAAGGAATCTACCAGCAGGGTATTTGAAATGTGATGGTGCAAAATATTATGCAACTGATTATCCTCAACTTTCAAGGATATGTGGAACAGGAAGTAATTGTAAATTTATTAGAAAGAATGCAGATGGTACTGATTTTGATACACTATTAGATAGTCAGTTCATGGTTCCTGATCTCGGATCTAAATATGCAGAACCAACTTCAGGTGCTAATGCTGGTGTCTATAATAATATAAGACAAGATAATGCATTAGGTACAGAATTTAGTAGATCTGGTATTGCTATTGAGGCAGTATCTGCTATTGGAAGTCCTGTTAGAATAGAATATTCTGGGCAGATTAACGTACCTAGTCAAGAGATTCCTGTTAGAGGAAAACCATCGTGGACATATGCTGGTGCTACACACTATACTGAAACAGAAGGTGTTGAAGAAAATGCATTACATCCACATTCTCATTTCCATGCTGCTCTTAGAGCAAGGAATTTAGCTACCACAGAGAACAGTACTAATGAACCAAGAACAACTGGTCAAACTGGTAGAAGAAATGCATCAACAATTCCAGTTCAAGATTGGTTAGATGCTACAACGAATGGTACTAACCATCCTGGTAGTGGACAAGAACAATGTCGTGCTCAACGATGGTGTCCTGCCAACCCTTGTGGAACTACTATTACCACTCAAGGTATTGGTGTTGCTACACAACAGACAATTTACTGGGGTCATTGTATTATAGGTGGTTGGGAGCCAGGTGGGTCTCAGTATACATATCAGTGCCTTAATAATGCTACTTGGAGTGCTGATGGTGGTACAGTAGATGGTTCTGCTGATGGAACAAATAGAGCATGGTATGCTAACATGGAAGAAGTGTTAGGTGTTTGTGTTAGAGTTGGTGGTGGTGCTCAAGCATCTCATAATTATACTGTTCCTATAACATATGCTCAAGGACTTCCAGGTGTTCCAGAAGATTATAATGCTGGATCTTTACATGATGTTCTACCTTTACAGTCAAATTTTCAATTTTCTACATCCCGTGTAATTACTGATGTTAGGAATGAAGAGACTGATACTGTTGATTTAGATCAAACTGTTACTGGTGATCCAACATTACATACTCATCGTGTTGATCTTGTTAAGGGAGATCATACATATAAGGTAAAAACTAATGCTATTGTTGTTAATCCAGAAAATATAGAAACAACAATGACTATAGGAGCTGATGCTTCAAGATCAATTGATTCTGCTGTTGCTCCATTTATTGTAATGGAATTCTTAATTAAAACATAATTATGTCACAAGGATATAGAAACGCTAGAAAGGGATATTTAACAGATCTTCTTACAGATACTACTCCTATTGGTGCTATTGTATCCAATTTAAAGGCAGGTCAGAATTCTTATGACCATAGTTTTGTTAAGTCAACTTCTGCTACTTATCCAAACTTAAGTGAGGCTGCTGGTAATGCTTATACTACAGGAGATGATCCAGCATATACACATGAAGGATACTTATATTGTGATGGAACAGAATATAATATAGGAGATTATCCAGGATTATACCAGATTGTTGGTACGAAGTATGGTGGAAGGTCCAGTAATGGAATTGACATATCTGCTGGTGGATCAGGATATACATTATCATCTGCTGTTACAGTAACTGCTGCACCTACAGGTGGTACTAATATTGCTGCATCTGTAGGATCTGTTGATGCAAATGGTGCTATCCTTACAATTAATGTAACTAATACTGGTGCAGGATATACATCTGTTCCTACGGTAACTGTGGCAGGAGGAACAGGTGCTACATTTGTAGTTAGAATGTCAGATTTGACTGCTTCTGGTGGAGCATCAGTTCAACCTATCACTACTGCTAATGTAATGGATTGGTGGGGTGATTCATATCTAGGAACATTTAAAGTTCCTGATATGATTGCTAAAAAGGTGGTTGGTAATGGTCCTGTATATGGTAATAATTCACCTACTATTGGTAATGCTAGTATGTCGGTTGGAGTTGTTGGTGGTGCATGGTATCTTGATAAAAATCAGCAAGACCGATACTTCTCACTTGGTAGGATAGTTACTAGTGGATATGAAAAAGTACTTGAGACTACTGGATGTACGATAATAGGATCTCAAGATGTTACTGTAACAATGAGAGAGAAAAAATTATCTGGTGTTCCTCAGCATAGTCATATTGTTTATCATAGTGTTCCTGGTGATACTGAGTGGATTGGTGGAACTGCTGGAGATAGATATTTACAAGATTATAGACCAGGAACAGGAAGAATTAGTAGATGGTATCCAACTGGTGATGGTATTGTAATGACTCATAAGCATGGTCTTTTGAGAAGACCACTTAGTGATAATACTGTTGCGACATATGATGCACTTGATTATGCAGGTGGTGCTGGTGGATGTGGTGGTACTCAAGATCCCACGTCAGCATTTGCTACTGGTGCTACTGGACCTGGTGATTATTATCTTGCTTCTGGTGCTGCTGGATCTGGAAATTATGAGTATCAAGTTACTATTCCTAATCCTATAACTAAGAAATTTTCTACAACATCTGTAATTGGTGGTAAAGAAATAACATCAGGTGGTACTCCAATATATGATTATAGTAATGAATGGGAATGGGATACTCCTGGTACTCGTACTATTGATTTAACTGGTATTTCTGGTACTCCTGATAGACTCATCTATACATTATATGGTGCTGGTGGATCTGGTGCTGCTGGAACTCAGGCAGGAAATGATGGTGGTGATACTTATATGAAAGTAGGTTCTGGATCTGTAGTTCATTTAATAGCAGAAGGCGGTAAGAAAGGAAACGCATCTTCAGGACTTGGTGGTGGTACTGGTGGAGCTGCTGGTTCATTCAGTAGTAGTGGTAGTACAAATCCTGGTGGAGGTTCTGCTGGTATTGCTGGTCAAAATGGTCAGAATGGTGTAGCTGGGAATGGATGGCCAGAAGCAGATTATCCCAATAATCCCAACGGTGGTGGTGCTGGTGGTATTCAAACTGGTACAGTCAGTGATGGTAGTTCAGGGATAAATGTATTGGTTGGTGGACAGAGTGGTACTAGTACTCAAGAGAAAACTAGTGATGGTAATTTTACTTTTTCAGGTATTAACAATCCAACTTCAATAACATTTGAAATACATGGTGGTAAAGGTAGAGATGGATTCTACGGTAACCGTCCAGGTGGTTTCGGTGGTAAGATGAATATTTCTGTAAAGGAAGGACAATTAGCAACTTTTTCTACTGCTACTTGGAGTTGTCAAATAGGACCAGGTGCTACCTCACGTACTGGAGCACAAACCAGTTCTTCTGGTGATGGTGGTGATGGTGGTTGGGGATGGAATGGTGGAAATCCTCGTCCTAATGGTGGGGGTGGAGGTGCTTCCACAGCACTATTAAGAAATGGAACTTGTGTTGCTGGTGCTGGTGGAGGCGGTGGCGGTGGCGGTGATGGATTTGATGGAGGATCTGGTACAGGTGGACAAGGAAATCCACTTGGAGGTATTCAAGCAACTAGTTCATCACTAGGAACTGGTGGTGGTGGTGCTGGAGGTAACTGGCAATGCCAAGGTGGTGGCGGTGGAGGAGGCGGTGGAGGCGTAGGTACTCCTGGCCAAATCACTGGTGGTGTTGGAAATGGTGGTGGATCAGGTGGTATCGGTGGTGGACCTGGTGGAGATGGTCGTCATGGTGGTGGTGCTGGAGGTAATCAAGGAATTTCATCTTATCAAACACAGTATTTTGAATCTGGAACTCTTTCTGATTCAAATTTAACTAATGGTAAGGTTATAATGTCGGTAGTATATAATAATGATTACTGGACTCCTGGTGGAGGTGGTGCTGGTTCTGGTGGTAAATGGATTGGTAATACACAATTTGTTGCATTAGGAAATCCTGCAAGTATAGAAGTAAGTGTTGGTACTGGTGGTGCAGGTGTATCAATGTCTGGTCAAACTACAGGAACCACTGCTAATGGTGGAAATGGATATGCAAAGATTGGTCTTGGAACTATCACTGGATACTCAGGAGGAAATACTACAATATCAACTGGAGATATTATTAGTGCAGCATCTTTTAGTTCAACAGTTGATGATGTTAGTATTAATACTAATGGTGGTGGAACTGGAACTGCTGGTGGATTTAAATTACCAACAGCAGATCCTATAGTATTGATTCGTGGAGGTGGTGGAACTGGTGCAACAGCAGTACCAGTTATGACAGCTGGACTTGTTACTGGTATTAATGTAACAAATGGTGGTTCTGGATATACTGAAACTCCTTATGTTCATGTATTACATGGACAGAGTGGAGGAACAATTGCTACTGCAACATTAGGAACTGGAAGTAATTCTGATAAGGTTGATAGTATTGCTGTTCAAGTAGGATCATCTACAGCATATACAAATTATTTGTTATTTGGTGGAGCACATAATACAACTACTGCTGGTGCTAAGACACGTTGGGTAGAACTTCATCCTGTTGATACTTCTGACGCTACTCATTTTTCTATTAAAGCAGCAAGAGGAAATAGTGTGAATGGTGGTGATTATTCTGAAGAATCACTATTGGTATATTATCAAGTTGCTGGATCATCTACTTGGGTGTTGATTGATACTATTATACAAGCATATAATACAGCAAGAACTGATGATTTTATTGGTAACGTACCTGCTGCTAACTTAAATACAACATGGGATGGTGCTTCTGGTGATACTAAATGGTATACTTATACTATTACATTACCACAGAATGCAAAAGCAGCTGGAACTAAGTTTAAACTAGAACAAGTACGTGCTGATGCATCATCTACAAATGATAATGATCAAAATACTGATCATTTAGCAATTTGTGAATTTTTATGGTGGAACGGAAAGTCATCACAATTGGTATTTGTACAAACTGCTGGTAAAATGCTTAAGTCAGCAGTTGATTCATTAACATATACTGTTCAGGGTGAAGTGGGACCATCTATTACATATAGTTCTGGTCTTGGATGTAGTGATGCCACACTTACATTAAAGTCAACAACTAAGATTGAACCACAGGCTACTATTGATCCTGATAAGCATATTCCATTAATGCATTCTTATAGAACATGTAAGTATTTGATTAAGGCATACTAAATAAGACGGAGACTATAATTACAAAATGTCAATACCAGTATTACAAGTGCAATTGGATGTAATAGCACAAGAATTATCATATATGGGAACAGCAAAACCCATTCCAGAGAATTATTGGAAAGATACATTAGTCCCTTTATTGTATCCTGAGTGGGATACTGATAAAGATAAACTTACCACATTTAGTTATTATAGTGATAGTAATAAGTATATTGCTGCACGTAGGAAGTATGTAAGAAACTTCAAGACTAATACAGATGAGTGGAAAGATTATGAGATGGAAGCAGTTGACAATGCAAAGGCTAACACTCTAAAAGATAAATTAATTGAAGGTTGGTATTTAATTGACTCCATTGATAATAACAACTATCAAGAAGAATTGGCACAAATGTATGCCAAACAATCAACTGTCACACCATTAAGTGTGAGACTTGCAAGAAATTTTTTATTGGATGAGTCTGATTGGGTAATGTGTAGTGATTGTCCATTAAGTGCTGATGATAAAGCATTGTATGCTACATATAGAACTAAGTTGAGAGATATTACTAAGACTTCTGAGTTCTCTGGTAATCCCGAAGGAACTAAGTTCCCTATATCACCTGAGTTTTATAATAAAATATATAAATCTGAGAATCCAGGTGTTGACTATTTGACAACAGATAATCAGTTTTTACCATTAGCAAATCATTATCTTAAACAGTTTAAAGATAAGATAGCACACTTCTTGCTATTAAAATCATTAACAGAGACTAATTACTTCAGTCAGTTAATTACAGAATATCAAGCTACCACTGTTCCAGTAATTCCTACTGGTTCTCCAGATGAATTTGTTGGGTATGATGTTGCTACAAAAGCACAACTATTAAATAGTTTAATTCAAAAAGCACAAGATGAGTTAGATGCATCATGATTATACAAGGAAACGAACTATCTCTATTTGATTTGGTGTCCTATTACGCTAATAGGAATCAATGTTCTTGTTTATATTTCAATCTAGACAAGTATAATAGTCTTGATTCTACAAAGAAAGCAACTGTTACAGAATATTACGAAAACACCGTTAAGGTGGATGATTATGTTATGGATATAATTAAGCAAGGTGGTATATTTAATACTATCAGGTTTGATGATGGTACTGTTGCTGGTGTCAATGCAGAAGCATGGTTCCCTAAAGAATCTCTATGTCCAGATGCAGACCATTTTATCAATGCTTATATCGTTGATACTTGGGGTGATATATCGTGGCAGAATGCACCCAAATCATAGTACACATTACAAACTGTCACACACCCCCTTCACAGGGGGTTTTTTAGTGCTATAGTATATTTGTTGAGAGGTTCCCGACTAGTCTGACTTAGAAGCAGACACATGACCGTTGGGGTAATTCACCACACACACGCCCTCTAACTGCTGCATGTCCCTTTGGTGGTTTCAGACATGGAGGCGATAGGAAACCACCATCATACTATATTATTACAGTCATGCTCTCTCAGTTAAACAAGGACATTGATTATTGCACACGTGTATTAGGGTGCAACGCAGAGCAGACTGATGAACTTATCAGTGCTGCTGAAGCATTAACAGTTAATGCAGAGTATTTTTGTGAGGAATTCATTGTTGCACCTGAAGGTGAGAATGCAATGA